TAAGGGAAGAAGTCGATAGCTTAAAGCAAGAACTCTCAGAGAATCGGAAACAAATTATTACACTTACAAACTTTGTATTGGCAAGTGCAATTAAGAGAGCTGATGGAGAGGAAGTTGCTAGTTTAACTAATTTAAAGACAATAGTTGAGAAAGTATAATGGCAAATAATAAATCAAAACAGGCAACTGGTAGACCTAAACCTTTGGCACACTCTCCTGGCCTTACCAGATCAAAAAGAAGATATGGATGCGGAGGTAAAATCAAGAAGAAATCTTCATAAAGCAACAATAGTAATATTGAAGATTATTCCAATGGTACTTGCTTTAACAACCCTTCTTAATCAAACACTGTCATACTTCTACATAGACATAGCAGCATTTGGCTTTATAGGAGGAATATCTTTAATACCAATGATATTCCTATATATAGCAAGTTATTGTTTCCAATTCTGTTCCTATCATAGAATGTTTCTACATTATGTAGTAATATGTGACATAATTAACATATATGATTATTATATAGGTGTACCAATTAGTAATATAGCATTATTTCTTGTTAATCTCATAATTGCAGGGATATGCTTATTCATTATTTTATATTTATATTTAAATGCTAAAAATTCTAAGAAATTATCTGTCAAAAATAATAAATGATATAGACGCAGGTAATTCAAATTTATCAGAAGAAGATGAATTAAAGATAGTTTCTATGCTTAAGGAGTATACAAGGAAGGATACTCCTATGAGTAAATACCAGGCATATACTTATTTAAATGTGAGTAGAGCCACCTTTGACAATCTTGTTAGAAGTAACAAGATGCCTCCCGGCCAAAAAATTGCAGATTTTAAAGAACTTATGTGGTATAAGAAAGATCTTGATGCATATCTTCAGAAGCTAAAGAAATAAAATGTAAAGACATTACTAATAAAAAGCCCATTCTAGAGCAATCTAGGGTGGGCTTTAGTATTGTTGTATCTTCTGTAATAGTTGACATATATTTGCACCGTAAGCTTACAAATAATATTAACAACTAAAATTAAAACTATGGCAGAAGAAACTAAAACTTATGTATTTGGACAAGACAATATGAGTCTTGCCACTCTTCTTTCACAAAGAGGAATTGATGCCAATACTCTTGCTCTATTAAACAACAATGGGTTTGGTGGAAACAATTTTTTATGGATTATTTTCTTATTCTTCTTGATGGGATGGGGAGGTAATGGTTTTGGAATGGGTGGTAATAATGGTACTGGATTCCTTGCTAATCAGCTAAATAACACTGCAGGAAGGGATTTGTTACTACAGGCTATCCAAGGTAATGGTAATGCTATTGGTCAGTTAGCATCTAATCTCAATGTAAACTTAACTGCTATTCAGTCAGCACTTACAGGACTTGCTTCAGCAACTCAGGCTGTAGGGGCAAAAACTGATTTAACTGGGGCACAAGTAATTAGTGCTATCCAAAGTGGTGATGCTGCAATCTCAAGACAACTTTGTGAGTGTTGCTGCGAGAACAGGCTTCTTACAACCCAGCAAGGTTATGAAGCACAGATTAGAACACTAGAGCAAACTAATCAGCTTGGTTCACAGGCTGACAGGAATACTCGCAGTATAACTGATGCCATTGCTGCACAGACTGCAACTATGCTTGATCAGTTCTGTCAGGTTAAGGAAAGAGAGTTACAAGATAAGATTGACCTCCTTAACTCACAGAATACAGTGCTTAGGGGACAGATTGATAATGCAAATCAGACTGCTGCTATTACCGGTTACATTAATTCCATTATTGCACCTATCCAGGCAGATGTAAATAAGATTAGAGAGAGCCAGCCTTCAACTGTATCAGTACAGTGGCCTAATCTAGTGGCTGTTAACAACACCCCTTATATGGGCTACTATGCTGGATTTAACGGTTATGGCTATGGTAACTATGGTAGTTCATATTGGGGATAATCTTTAAAATTTAATATTATGGCAAGATTTCCTTATCAATATGTGAATATCAATGGAATACCAACTCTTCAGTCTAGGAAAGTAACTGTAGGTACTGATGCAGTAGACTTTATGTTTAGACCAGATTTTGATAGAAATCCTTATAGGGGATTGCTCTTAATCTATCTGTCTGAGGCTATTCCTACAGGTACTACTACAACATTACCTATAAGGTTTGTGATGGCAGGTCAGACTCAGAATGTTACACTTCCTAGTGGAGATAATTGGACTGTAGCAGATGCTGCAACTGGAGTATATCTTGTATATTATGACAGATATGCTAATGTTTTACAATTAATTCAATAAACTATGTTTCAATCAGTAAGACCAAATAGTCAAATATATATATTTCATAAGGGAGATACTCCTAAAGTAGAGGTAGGATATGTAAGTAACCAGCCTATACCTAAACCAAAGTATTCATTACCAGCAACTTTTGGACAACCTCAAGATATGGTAGTAGATATTATAGTTAAAATAGGAGATAAGCAAGTTAATTATAATGGTCTCCCTGCAAATATGGATATAGCAGATTCATTCAGTAATGGTGAAAGTATCGTTATAGCAGACAATAGAGAAGCAATGAATGCCGAGCTTCTAAGTTTAAAACAAAAAAGTACTGAAGTAATAAATAGTGTTAATTATCATAAAGAATTAATAAGCAAATATGAAAAGATACTTTCAGAATTAAATCCTGAATTTGCTGAAAAGCAAGAGCAAAAACAAGAGATAGATACCCTTAAGGAGCAAATGGCTGAAATGTCCAGGAGTATTTCCACCCTTATGGAATCTAATAAAAAGCTGATTGAACAATTAACAATAAAGGAAGTATAATATGAAAATGTGGGAAATAAGAGAAAATGATGACTATCGTTATGGTAGAAGAGGCTCAATGGGTATGAGAGATCATGAAAGCCAGGGATATCGTGATGATAAGTCATATGAAGAAGGTTACATGTGTGGCTTTGAGGAAGGCTATGCTAAAGCAATGAAGGAAACTTTTTACTCCCGTGAAAAAGATTCTTATAATGAGCGAAGAATGCGATAAGTTTAATTGGGAGTAGAGCAATCTACTCCCTTAATTTTATTAATTATGAGACTAGATTATAGAGATAAGTTCCCTTCAGGTATGGAGGAATACCTATCACAGAATGGTTGGCATTTTAATAAGAAGATGTGTGATTGGGCAGTATCAAGAATGTATAAAAGACAAGGACAGAATAAGGAATATATACAGCCATATACTAAAGATAACATAGATAATTTAATGAGAGTTTATGGAATAAAACTAGAAAACTCAAATGGTTATGATTATGTATATGTTATGAATATGGCTAAAGCCGACTTCTTAGGGTCCTCTATTAGAGATGAGCAACATCTTGTAAAGTATGTTAAGGATTATATAGATGATCCTGATGGATATGATGGATTACCATTTACAAGATTTTATGCAGATTGTATAGGCTCAGGAACAATCATTTCCTGGGAAGATATGCTATGATAGTTCAAGATATATACCTTGATAATTATGATTGGAAGATAAGGGTTTATTATGCAGTTGATGATTACTATGTTGAGGATATTGTAACAGACTTAGTTAAATTACAGAGCAGCGATAGGGTAATATCTGAGACTAGAAACTTTATGTACCAGAAAAAATATAATATAGGATTTACTTATTCAAATCTGGATAAGAGAGAGTCCTTAGTTATAATTGGTATAACATCATCTGCTGATGAATTCCAGAATACTTTTGATCATGAGAAAGGGCACCTAGCAATGCATATTAGCAGAGAACTTAACATAGATCCATTCAGTGAAGAGTTTCAATACTTAACTGGAGAGATAGGTAAAGCAATGTTTAAATATGCTAAATTGTTTATGTGTGATCACTGTAGAAAACACATCTTTGTTTAACAGATATAGGGAAGGTTACTTCCCTATATTTTTTATAAAAATATTTATACTTGAATAATGATTTTATTTAACATCTTGTAGATTTGATTGCTTTATTATACTTTTGCACAAATTATTGTTAAAGGAGAAATATTATGGAAGGTTTAAGTATTGACAACATCCTCACTGAGGATGATATTAGTTCGCTTTTTACTGAAACAGAAGAGCAAACTGACCCAAAAGAAACACAGGAAACCTCTCCTGAAGAAAAAGAGGAAAAAACAGAAACTACTGAGGAAGTTGACACAGACGATTTGTTTAGTGAAACTCCAGAGGGCGTAGGTAGTGAAGAGCATCAAGAAGGCGAGGATACTGCTTCTGAAAAGAAACAGGGTTCTTCTCCTAAAACACAAACAAACTTCTACTCTTCCATTGCCAAAGCCTTTAAGGAAGACGGTATCTTCGCTGACCTTGATGATGATGTAATTAATAACATTAAAGAGGCTGAAGACTTAGCAGAAGCCGTTCAGCAGCAAATCAAGGCAGGCATTGATGAAACTACTAGAAGAGTTTCAGAGGCTTTGAGTTATGGGGTTGAGGAAAATACAATAAGAGAGTATGAGAATACTCTTGGATTCCTTAACCAGATAACTGAAGAAAAGCTTGATGCTGAAGATGAAGAAGGTGAAATTCTTAGAAAGAAGCTTATTTATCAAGACCTTATTAATAAGGGCTACAAAGAGAATGAGGCTAAAGAAGAACTCGATGAAATCTTTGATAATGGCTCTGATAAAAGGAAGGCAAAGAGGGCTCTTGAGAATAACAAAGAATTTTACAAAAAAAGCTATGATAACTTAATTGAGAGTTATCGTAAAGAAGAAGAGAAGGAAAAGCAAGAGAGAAAGAAGCAGGCTGATGATTTGAAGAAATCTATCCTTGAGGATGATAAGATCTTTGGGGAACTTCAGGTAGATAAGGCTACCAGAAAGAAGATTTATGATAATATTAGCAAGCCTGTATTTAAGGACGAGAAGACTGGAGAATTGTTTACTGCAATTCAAAAGTATGAGATGGACCATAAGGTAGAGTTCCTTAAGAATCTCAGTCTTGTTTATACTTTGACAGATGGCTTTAAAAACTTAGACGGTCTCATTAAAGGTAAGGTAAATAAAGAAGTAAAGAAAGGTCTTAGAGAGCTGGAACACACACTTAACAACACATCAAGAACCTCAGATGGTAACCTTAAATTTGTAAGTGGTGTAGGGGATGACCCTGAGTCATCTTTAGGGCGATCTTGGACTATTGACGTATAAATCACAAGTTCAAAACTATAATTAATCTACAAATTTATGGCTGGAAAGTTAAATAAATTTCAAATGATCGGCTTTGATCATTGGAAAGGACTAACCAAGGAAAATCACCTTGGATCTATTTTTAGACTTGCTCCACAGAAAGCTACCAATTTAATGGTACAATTGCTTGCCTATTATAGGGGTAAGACTCTTGATACCTTCTTAAGCCAATTCCCTGTTAAGGAGTTTGATAATGATAACGAATATACATGGGATGTTGTTGGTTCATCTAGAAGGAATATTCCTATCGTAGAGGCAAGAAATGCTTCAGGTGCTCCTGTTACCACAGGTAATGTTGGTGTAAACACTGAGCCTTTCTATGTTGTATTCCCTGAGGATTGGTTTGCTGATGGTGAAGTAATCGTTGGTGAGAAGAACGAGGTTTATCCTCTTAGAATACTTGGTGATCCTAGGATGGAAGGAACTAATGCTGTTTACAAGGTTGAACTCATGGGTGGTGTTACCGGTGGTATTCCTGCTGATGAGTTGGCTCCTGGTAAGAGATTCTCTGTTGAGTATGCACCAGTAGAGAAGGAGCTTTCTAGGAAGGTTGGTGATGTAAGATTCACCTCTCCTGTAGCAATGAGAAATGAATTCTCTGTTATTAGAATTCAGCATAAGGTTCCTGGATCTATGCTTAACAAGAAACTTGCAGTTGGTATCCCTGTTACTGAGGCTACTGCTAATGGTGGTCTTAAGAAGACAGTTAAGGATATGTGGATGCACGTTGTTGATTGGGAAGTAGAGTGCCAGTGGTCTGATTATAAGAATAACATTCTTATGTATGGTCGCAGCAACAGGACTTCTAATGGTGAGTACATGAACTTTGGTAAGTCAGGTAATGCCATTAAGATGGGTGCTGGTCTCCGTGAGCAGATGGAGTATGCTAATGTAATGTATTACAATACATTCTCTCTTAAGCTTCTTGAGACTGCTCTCTATGAGCTTTCTGCTGCTAAGTTAGACTTTGGTGACAGATACTTTGTTATTAAGACTGGTGAGCGTGGAGCTTCTCAGTTTAACAAGGCTGTTATCAATGACCTTTCTGGATGGACCATCTTTGACATTGACAACAGTTCTATCAATGTTGTAAGCAAGACATCTTCTAAGCTTCACTCTAACGCACTTAAGGCTGGATTCCAGTTTACTGAGTATCTTGCTCCTAATGGTGTAAGGGTTAAGATTGATGTAGATCCATTCTATGATGACCCTGTAAGAAACAAGATTCTTCACCCAGATGGAGGTGTTGCTGAGTCTTATCGTTATGATATTCTTTACATTGGTACTATGGATCAGCCTAATATCTTCAAGTGCAAGGTAAGAGGTGATGAAGAGTACAGAGGATATCAGTGGGGACTTAGAAACCCTTATACTGGTCAGAAGAATAATGACTACATGAGCTTTGATGAGGATTCTGCCATTATTCACAGAATGGCAACTCTTGGAGTTTGTGTACTTGATTCTACAAGA